TTTTAGGCTCGATACATCTAGGGAGCCCATCAACTGTAGTGGTTCCGCTATACAGCAGTCTGACTTACACACCCCTATCTCTGGAGACGCACAGCTTTCGCCGTAATTCTGACTTCCAGAAAATTCTTTTGTGAAGGGGCAGGGTAGGAAAACGAAACAAAAAACCCCTGCCCCCTCAACTTACTTTTGCGCCCAAGCCGGAACAACTCCAGCCGTTGCTGTTACAGCAGGGGCTTGCGCGTTCATGGCGGCTTGACCCTGTGGCGGCATAGAGTCGATTAGACCCTGATTAACCACTGGAGCTGCCCCTCCGGCAGATGCAACGTAATCACTATTGTCTGGAGTAAGAACAACAGTCATTTTGTTTTTTGCGTCATAGCCATTCTGCGCTGGCTCTACACCTACCAAGAAAGAAAACTCTTGGCCTTGCAGAGCCTGGATGCCAGCAATGTTACGCTTTTGCTGGGCTTCTGGAGACATGTCAGCGCCCTTTAAGTTATAGATGCTATCAATCATGCGCCGAAGCGTTTCAAGACCGATATTACGCGCTACAGGAACGCCGTTTCCATCTAACTTATCGCCATGCACAAATAGGTTGTGCCATACGCGCCGCTTGTCAAACTGACCACCAATGATGGTGAATTCCATTGGGCAGTACACTGCGCTAGAGGACATGGACTTCTTAAACAGGAAACCTTGCCCGAACTCAGCCATCTCCGCGTCACCGCCTAACAGATTAATAATCGCACGAACAGGGGTCTTATCAGGAATAAGCTCTAAAGGCTTCTGTTCGCTACCAGTTTGGATTTCATTTAAATTAAGCATTTTGTGTGTTCTCCATTTCACTAGGATTTACAAAGTCCATTGGACGTTCATTCTGTGGCGTACCGCCACTCATCTTTTCCAGAAGCTTGCCAAGATGCGGCTCTTCTAGTGTATCTAGTCTGCCTGACCTGTCCTTGGCAGGGTATCCCCACTGGTTCAGTGTCTGGCAAACAAATGCGCGGTAAGGGTTTCCATTATCGTCTTGCATGATAGCCATCGTGATAACTTCATCCACAATGCCGGGCAATTCACGGCTGGTCTTTGAGCCTTCAAGCTGAAGCTCATAAGTCTCGCGTCCATAGTCATCAACCCTCTGGTCGAGAATGCCAACAAAGATAACATTCTTGTCTCTGATGTGCTGAAGGTGCGAAAGCCACCCCATCATTTCTCTACCTTGCATACCATAGGCTGCACGAGTGTCCAGCTTTCCAGTACGGTCTGACTTGCACTCTGGCTGGTTCTGGCAATGTGTAAAGCACAGACGCCCAGCAACGGTGATAGAGTCAACAAAGATAGTGTCATACTTTGACAAAATCTCTGCTGGATTTCCGTATGTCTGGCACACATAATCATAATGTGCCTGACTGTATGTTGCGTCCTCACCTAATGATGGGTTCGGACCACCCAAGAATACCGCGAAGTCACGGCACTCTGTCCATGTCCGCGGACGGATAACATCAATTGAAACACCTTCAATAGCCGCATCCCCCGCTTCTAAGTCCATGAACAATGTCTTGGATGTGTCTAGGGTACGAGCAAGAGAAGTCTTGCCCACCCCTGACTGACCACAAACCACAAGCTTATGGCCTTTCTTTTCAGCTAAACGCTGTTCTGCTGAGATAATGTTAAGCATCATCTTCTCCCTCGACATCAATGCTTGTTCCCTGCAAATGCACAGTCCGCGCATCACTAAGCCGCGCCTGAATTTCAGGCGGAGCATTATTATACTTAGCTTCTGGGATTGAGTATTTGACAGAGACGTAGTGACGAGCGGTATCTTCATCCATACCATTTAAGATATTTAGAAGCTTGCCCTCATCCCACTCTACGCGCTTTCTAAGACTAACCTTCAGCTTGTGACCAGCATCTTCAAGGGTCACGCTGCCAAAGTCTTTGCCATTCTGGCGCAAGGTATCTTGCGCTCTGCCTAGATAACGGTTCTCAAGCTCATTCTTGATAACCTTTACTTTTTCTTGTGCTTCCACAATCTGCTGGTCCAGCTCTTTCTTGAGCATGGCTAATTCAGCTAGAGATGCGGAGGACACAGACGATAGGTCTGAATTGGTCATTACGACCTCCTTTCTCAACTTTTAAAGACGGAGCTGTTAAATCCGCGATAAAACCAAGGTAGTAATACTTGTTTCACATTACAAGTATTTTTTTTTAATTTTTTTTATTTTTTTTTGAAATCTTTATTTCTATGCCGTTTACAGCCTTCATAAGCTTATATTTTAAGCGGAATACATCTGTCTCTACACCCTTGGCATCTTCGACAACAAATTCATCCTCGCCGTCTTTGTTCGGCTTATAATATGTATAGTCCGCGACATACGCGCAAATCTTCTCGCCATTAATGACAATGTTAAAGCGCACCTGTCTGTCCAGGCTATGTATCTCTTCATTCTCTTGCATCTTCCAGAGCTGCCCGTAACGCTCGGCCTCCCACTTGCTATCAAACTTCATGCCCATGAACTCTGTTTTCTTGGCGCCGAATTTGTTGCGTTTCCCATAAAAACCTTTATTATATGGCATTATATGTTCCTTTTTGTTGGAGGGTCTTGTGGCATCAGGCAACCATAAATCAGTCGGAATTGACTTAAAAACTTATAACAAGCTGAGAAAGCTTTGTGAAGATGAGCACCGCAATGTGCGTCAGCAGATTGGGATGCTGGTTTCAGAAGCATATAAAGAAAAGTATGGCGACCAGTATGGTTCATTGGGGATTGGCTCAGTTGGACAAAAAAATACGGTCTAGGCATTTTTGCCATGACCGTTCTTCTAGCTGGTCTTTGTTAAACTTTGCTGGGGCGAATCTCCGCGTCACTTGCCCGGCAACACAATCTATATGAGCGAATATAACGCGCTCTGGCTCTACCGCGACAAATGCGATTACATCGCACTGCTCTCTCGTTAAGGGCTTTTTCTTGCCGCTATAACAGGTATTATATTGATACCCATTGCGAACCCTGTCCGACCCTTTTGATTTAAGGATGCTGGATTTGACCTGTATTTTTATGAGCTGATTATTGTAATGGGCAACGATATCTATCGTGTCCAAGTTAACCAACTCACACGCTATTCCCATCTTCATTAGGCGCACCATACATATATGTTCGCCTAACTTTCCGGCCTCGAAAGCATTTAACATCTTCCCCCCATTGGAAGTGTGAAATTTATTTCTTGACAATATACTTAAAGTATGGCCTAAATGGTACTATAGTGCAACTTTTTGGGGAGACATCCCATGATACAGGAAGGTGACGGAAGAATGGCGCGGCTGTTGGAATACGGCATGTGTCCAAAGTGTGAAACTGAAATGCGATTTAAGTCGGACGGGTTTGAAGAAGATTCTATGGTTTGCCCTGTATGCAAACTAGAGATGCTAACTCCAAGACATAATGAGCTGGAAATCGTTGTAGAACTGGAGGCATAAATGTTCACAGCAATTGTTGTTGTGTGCGCCGTGCTAGGGCAGGGCCATGATGGTCATTGCTTTGAACTAACGGACAATTGGGGCCCATACGAAAATGTTGGGACTTGCATGAGGCGCACAGAAGAAATGAAAGCAGAAGCTGTGGTTATCTTTAAGGACCACAAGTTTCCGTATGAGCCAGTTGCCTGGCGTTGTGATTACTTAGGCGGGGATGCTGCCTGACAGGTTTCGCCTTGGCAGCAATCGTCAATAATACAATCACAATTTACGCACTGTGTATGACCATGCACATACACTGTCTTTAAAGGCTCACTGCAACGCGGGCAACGGCGGCAGTGTTTCTTTACTGGCATGGATTGTGTTATTGGTTCAATTTTCTGTATCATCTGCTAACGCTCTCATTCTTGCTACTAAGCGCCGTGCGCGGTTTGGAACTTGAGTGTACCATCTGGAATCTACCATCTCATCCGCTGCGGAATCCCATGACCTTGCGTCTACAGCGGCTTTCATGCCCTTGAACTTTGACAGGCGCGGGTATCCCAAATTGAACATCATGTTCGCAATGATAAGCTGGCACTCTTCTGGTAGGTCGTTCCAGTCTGGATATAGTCGGTGACAATCATCTAGTGTAATAGCGATATCAAGCTTGAACACACTATCCACGCGCTCTTGCTCTATCACTGTGCCCACGGGCATACCATATTCTTTGTCATCTTTACGGATTAAGTGACCAATTCCGAAAGTCGGCAAATTTAGGTGGTCTAAATAAATCTCATACTTGCAGCCCTCGTCAGAAGCAAGCTCCTGACGTAGCTGGTCAATCGTTGCTGATTTCATTTTATATCAACCCTGCTGTAGCCCCGCGTATGCCAAGAGTTTGTGCCACTCCTGGATTTTGCGCGGCTTGTTGACGTAGTGAAGAAGTTTGCGCTGGTGCTGCTGGAACTGCTGCCGCCTGACCTAAACCCGTAAAATTGTTCGGGTTTGGAATCTGCTGCTGCAACTGTTGAATCTGTTGCCCCAGGCCGGATGAATCTATTGCTGACATAATCTGGCTTTCTACTTCGCGCCCACCTTCTTGAGCTTCCTGTGCGAATGTCTGGCCTATGAGTCTGCCAAGTATTTTTGCTTTTTCTTCTTTTGTTGCGCCTTTTGCCATAGCATCATAGTCTTTAACTATCTGCTTATAGTAAGGTCCTGAAGTTAAAAATCTGGATATTAAACCATATTTTAAAAGTTTGCCAAGGTTTTGAATCGGACTCGCAGCAATGTTTGCCGCAACCAAGTCACCGCCTGCGGCGGTGCGTGAATTAAAGTCAAGTATTCTGGCAAACCTAGCCATATCCTTGCCTGTCTCTTCGCCAAATATAGCTGAGAGTTTACCGCCCTCATCTGCATCTAGCAAGCGTTTAGCAAAGGCGCCAAGAGCTTTACCGTCTGTTGTTAAGGTATCGCCAAAGTCAGCGATAAGGCGCTCCATATAGTTACCGCGTATTTTTTGCAAAGCGGCTTCGTCACCCTCAAATGCGTTGAAAATCTTCTTAATGTCTGTAGCCGTGGTGCTCCTGTTAGAAATGAGCTCGGCAGCTTCAATAGGATTAATGTCGCCAGTTTGCAATTTACCAAGAACGGTGCTTCTTTGTTCATCCCGCGCAGCTCTTTGAAGCCCAACAAGCGCCTGAAGCTTGTCAACCAATGGTGCTTCATCACCAACTTGGTCAATGATTGCCTTCACATCGGCTTGCTTCATGTTGTTCATGCCAATTTTTTCCATTTGATTGGCAAGAGCTTTTACCTTTGCGGCGTCTGCGCCAAACAAAACATCAGCTGTTTTACCCAAATCTTTTACTGCTTTTGCAAATGCGGCTGGCTTAAATCTAGTTGGGTCAAGGTTGTTTAAAGCGCTTAGTCCTGACGTAGATAAATTGTCATTTAGCCACTGCCCAGCCAAATTTCTTCTAAATTCTTCTCTGCTTAACTTTGCTCCTCCTTTGCTTTTGATTCCTTTTTCCGCGGCAAACTCAATTGCATTCAAAGCTCTTGTCAAAACCAAAGGCTTGTCATTGCGGATGATTTTGTCCATTGCAACGTCAGCTACACCAATAGGCTCTTTCCCCCCTGCCTTGGCGGCTATGTTTTTTATAATCCCGGCGCTTTCTATATCTTCAAATATTTTAGCGCCCTGATTATACATCTTTCTAGCTGGCTCAAGCGCTTCAGATGCCCGTAACAAAACACTACGCTCCAAGCCCTCTGGAACCTGTAAAGTGTCAAGCGTGGCTTTAATGTTGTTTGTTGATAGCTTTGCATCAACCTTACGCATTAGGTCATTAATATGACCGCGCTGAGTTTTGTTTGTGAATGGAACTTTTGATAATAAGTCGTTTAGTGTCTTTCTAACATTGTATAGCTCTGTGAAAGATACATTGCCTTGCTTGCCAAGAGCGTTAACAGCTTTGATTGCGCTATCAAGCTCTTTTAAAGTTCCTCCAGCCAATCCTGTTTTTTCTAGCTCTTTTATGTCCTTTACCGCGCCTCTAAGGTTTTTTATGTTAAAGAGTTTTTCTCCACCAGCGGCAGATTCTAAAGCATCGTCAATCGGCTTAAACGCTGCCTTAACCTCTGCATCGAAAGCATTTCTTGCGCCAATCAGGACATCAAATACGTCCTCATTTAGCTCCATATTCTTTTCGGCTGCTGCGCCCAAGTCATCACCAAGCCCGCGTAAAGTAGTCAATATTGCTTTCTGAGCTTCTAATTGTGATTCCAAAGCCTCTTGCGCCTTCGCACCTGTTCTTCCCATCAGAAGCGAGCCAACTTCCTCATCGCTGGCCTTCTCAAACTTAGCGCGGTATGCAGCAAGCTTAGACTGCATTACTTCATTGTTTGCCTTCAGGCGCGGGGATGTGCCAAATATTTTTTCCACGATGCCCTGCTGACGAGCTATAACGGAAGGAGCGCGGATTGCACTCAAGGTTGGCAGAATACCTTCTTCAATAGACTCTGCTGCCACCTTTAGCTCATCGTCTGTCAATCCTTTACCAGCCCGCACTGAACTGCCAACGCCTCTTGCGGCTAAACCAAATGCACCAAGAGTAGCATCTGTTAAAAAGCCGATAGCAAACTCTGTTTTTAGGTCATCGGCAACTTGTTCGGCTGTTTGGTCTTGAACGCCATACAAAGCTTCAATTGCTTCTTCAACACCCTGTCCAGCGGCAGAACCAGCACCAGCACCAATCGCGCCACCAACCAATGTGCCAAATCCTGGCGCAACTGCCGTGCCAAGAGCCGCGCCCTTTATGGCACCAGTGATACCACCAACGACTTCTGGCGCAACACCAGCCATGTCAGCAAAGTCATAGCGGCTAAACCCAGATTCATCAATTAAAGTTGGCCTGTCTAGCTTAACGCCAATCTTTTCCCCGCCAGATGGTGTTAATGCCAAGCGCCCGCGAGAGT